TCTTAAACGAATGTATCTTTAAAGTTATTCCACTTTATTTAATTGATAATAATACTGAGATTTTAATTAATCCAACAGGTGAATTTGTAAAAGGTGGTGCCTATGCAGATTCAGGATTAACAGGTAGAAAAATTATCTGTGATACTTATGGCGGTGTTGGACGACATGGCGGTGGAGCATTTAGTGGTAAGGACTGCACGAAAGTTGATAGAAGTGGTGCTTATTATGCTAGATATGTAGCAAAGAATATTGTCGCTTCTGGTATTGCTAAAAAGTGTGAAGTCCAAGTCGGATACGCTATTGGTATCGCTAAACCTGTGTCGATTTATGTCGATTGTTTTGGTACAAGTAAATATTCAAATGAACAAATCCTAGAAGCTGTTAATAAGTTCTTTAACTTCAAACCAAGAGCGATTAAGAATGAAATCATTAGTGATGATGTTTCATTTAGATCATTAGCAGAATATGGACACGTAGGTAGAAGTGATATTCAAGTGCCATGGGAAAGAACCAACAAAGCTTATATCCTTAAAGCCTACTTCAAACAAAAGTATGGAAAGACAAGACGCTTTAATTCATAAGTTTTATAGAAGCAGTGATTGGAAGATTGCTAGAGCAATTAAGATAGCATCTGCATCAGGTATGTGTGAGGAGTGTGGTAATGTTGGGACAGAAGTTCATCACATCACACACCTTACTCCTGAGAATGTTTTAGATCCTAGTGTTTCGGTTAATCAAGCCAATCTAAAACTTCTATGTAACGAATGTCATAACAAAGTACATGGTAGGTTTGAAGGAAAGCGTGAGTATTACTTTGATGAAGAAGGAAATATGGTTTTAAGAAAATAAAATATAGTGTTGATAAAATAAATTAATCCTTTATAGTAGTGAGCTATGGAGGTGAGATTTATGGATAACAAATTTAAGTTGATTGATTGTTTATATCAGCTTGATGCTTTAGTTAAAATGCATTTCAAACTTTATGATAAGACTAACTTCTTTGACCACGATGATGTTAACACTTATCAAAAGGGAACAACAATGATTATTGAAGAAATGAAAAGAGAACTTGAAGCAGTAAGATGTATAATGGATGAAAAATAACCCCTCCCCATTAGAAATTTTTGTCTTTGCTTAAAGGACCGTTCGCCCGCACTCACCATTTACGTGAGGCAAAATTTTCAAAATTTCAATATTTCAAAAACTCATTACTGATTTTTGTTTATATTTCGTGCTTTTATATTAAAAAAATGATATAATAAGGTATCAGGAGTTATTCCTAGATATCAAAATATAACGGAACAAGGAGAAAATGCTATGAAAAAACTACTTGCGATTCTTTTATGCTTATGTTCACTATTTGTTTTTGCGAGCTGCGGAAACAAAGAATATGAATTGCCTTGGGATCATTTTTGTTATACTGCGGAGGAAAATTCCTCTGTTGTTGAGTTAGAGGGCAAAGATAAAAACTATATCATTGACCTTTTGAATGATGCCAAATGGACAAATGATCTTGCAAAGTGTCCTGCTGACTATAAATTTTATACTAAAAAGCAAGAGGTGGGATATAACGCTGAAAGCGGAGTATTCAACGATTACACTGGCAAGAAAAGCACCACGCTCTCAGAGGTGAACAGAGTTAGGGTGAACGATATTCTTGGTGTAAGTAAAATGGAATCGGTTGATATTTTTGCTAATAAAATCAGTATTTATGACGAAAACAACATCAATGATAAGCTTTCTGAAATTCTTACACTCTTGTGTATGAATAATGGAGGAATGATTTTGTTTGAGGACTATTCCACTTTTGCAGAATATGGCTTACAATTAGATTTCAACGAGGAATTCTTTGAAACAAAGAACTTACTTGTTTTTGTAACCACCGCTTGTTCTTCGGATGATATGGAATATCAAAAAATTAAAGTATCGGATGGCAAGTTATATCCCCACTATTTGCGTAATTATATCCCCGAAGGAGATCCCGTTACCGATGATTTCATCCTTTTGGCGTATTACGCGGAAATAGACAAATCCGCAGACTATGAAATAGGAACGATAATTTACGAATATAGATAAAACAATTCCAAGATATTACAAGAAAACAGAACGAGGAGGTAATTTGATGAAAAAAATTGTGACCTTTTTAATAGTAATAATTTCAATTTTTGGGTTAACTGGTTGTTATAAACGAGAAACAACAACTTTTGCAGAAACCACCTATATTTTAGAATCTATCCATGATCCGAAAGGTTATTCAGCAAACAATGAGAATTTTTATACATTAAATGATGCTACTTTGATTATAGAATTAATAGAGGAAGAAGAATATCGAGCATCACAATCTAATGTTTTAGCATCAAGACTTTATGATGAATATTATAAAGTTTACCTCTCTTTGACTATTGACGATGTTTTATATGACAACATAACAGTTTATGAAATCGAAGGAACTTCTGCTTATCCAGGCAGATACTGGTTTTGGTATGAATTGGAATATAACGATGAGTTATATAAATGCACTTTTAGAATGGATATCCAAAATGTTAAATGGATTAATGATTTTGAAGAATCGAGGGCAAATCAAATAAGAGTATATGTTGCAGATTCAACTACAACGGACTTCGAGGATGCAAAATATCAATCTAAAGGTTTTCATATAGCATTTACATTGGAAGCTCAATAGGTCAAGATATTAGAATAAATCAGAATAACTAAATTTGAAGATTAGCTATATAAGGCTAGTCTTTTTATTTTCTATTAACTTGATATTACTTTCAAATAGAGTTAACATACAACGACTCTTGATGAAAGGAGGAAACAATATGCCAAACAGGTATAATGAACACTTTTCAATTTCTGCTTATGATCTTATTAGTGAACTTCATAATTGTCATTTAATTAGAAGTGAATTAGTAGTTATTTTACAGGGGGATTTATTATCTTTTGCAGATATGATTATTGAAGATAAAGAGAAACAGTTGTGGGACGAATTACAAAAGTTAATGAAGCAAGATGATAAAGAAGATGCTCAAGAACAAGTTGAGGAAGATTAGTCGAAAGGCTAGTCTTTTTCTTAAAAAATAATGAACATATAACTTGCTATTTATCCCTTTTAGAGCGAATATATAGTACCGAAAGGAAATGGTGAAAAATATGAAAGCAAACAGTAAAGAATTAAAGTTAATTGAAAAGGCAAAAGCATTCTTAAAAGACCATCCATTTGAATGGAAAGAAGATGAAATGTTAGCTGGTTACAGAAGTGTAAATGGTAAACAAATCAATGATAAGATTGATGAATTTTTAAAGAGTATCGGTTTTGAAGGTGACCAATACGATTATGAATGGGAACATAATATTAGCTTAACAACAGTAATGTTAAAGGCAATGGAAAACTAAGGAGACTAAAAATATGAAATGCACAATTTGTGGTAAAGAAATAAAAGGATATGGAAATTCAGCATATCCAGTAACTGAAGGTAAATGTTGTGAAGATTGTAATATGAAGGTTGTGCTTCCAGTAAGAATATTTAATGCCAATATCAATAGTAGTGAATGGGCTATGATTATTACTCCTGAAGAAGTTAAACTTGTTAAACCAAATGACAAATACTTCACATTAAAAGACCTGCAAGAAATAGTAGAAGGTTATATAGAAGTTGTAGCATCTAAGTATGCTGGAATGCTTGAAGTAGTTAATGAAGAAGGATTACTTAAAGGACTTAAACCAAATAAGCTAGCACACCATATTCTAGGTAAAAATTATGTAGGTAATGTATTACTTACACCAATAGCAATTTTTGAGAAACCAGAGGAAGATTAACATGAATGTAAAAGTTGGTGACACAATTAGAATTATTCATATGTTAGATGAACCGCAGTGTGATGGAGTTATAGGAGTTGTTGAATTTATAGATGATGCAGGACAGCTTCATGGCACTTGGGGAGGCTTAGCTTTAATACCAGATCTAGATGAATTTGAAATAGTAGAAGGCTCTTAAGGGAGTCTTTTTTTGATATGTCAAAATAGTTAAAATTGTATCAAAATAAATGTACATATTACTTGCTATTTATCTCTTTTAGAGTGATATATATACACGACAAAAGGACATAGTCCTTTTACCAGAAAGAAAAGAGGTACTTAATATGTTAAAATCAAGATTTGGAATTGAAATTGAATTCACAGGAATTACAAGAAGAAAGGCAAGCGAAGTTGTAGCAAAGTTCTTCAATGCAGAAGTTAGAGAAGCAGGAAGCTACTATGATACAAAGGAAATCAAACAAGCAGATGGTAGAAAATGGAAAGTTATGTATGACGGTTCAATTAGATGTCAAAAGAAAGTAAACGGAAGAACTGAACCAGCAGATAGATATTATAGTGTTGAATTAGTTAGCCCAATCCTAACTTACAAAGAAGACATTGACAACCTTCAACAATTAGTTAGAGAATTAAGAAAAGCAGGTGCATTTGCAAATTCAAGTTGTGGAATTCACATTCACTTAGATGGTTCAAACCACACAGTTCAAAGCTTAAGAAACTTCGTAAACATCATCGCAAGCAAGAACGATTTATTTTACAAAGCATTACAAATTGAAACAAATAGAATTAGATATTGCAAGAAGATGGATGCAAGCCTAGTTGAAAAGATTAACAAAAGAAAACCTAAAACAATGGAACAATTAGCAGACATTTGGTACGCAGGTTATTGGGGTGATAGAAACCAACACTACCACGATTCAAGATACCATTTCCTAAACTTACACAGTTTCTTTACTGGAAACCATACAGTTGAATTAAGAGGTTTCAATAGCGAACTACATGCTGGAAAGATTAGAAGCTACATTGTATTAGCATTAGCATTAAACCATCAAGCATTAACACAAAAGCAAGCAAGTTCAAAGAAACCTCAAATTGAAAATGAAAAATTCGCAATGAGAACATACCTTAATAGAATTGGATTCATTGGTGAAGATTTCAAGAATTGCAGAGAGCACTTAACAAGAGCATTATCAGGTAGTTCTGCATGGAGACATGGTGCTCCTGCAGTTCCAGCTGTTGCTTACTAGGAGGTAGCAAATGAAGAAGATATATTATTTAGCATATGGTTCTAACCTTAATGAAAGACAAATGAAATTCAGATGTCCTAATGCAGTAAAAGTTGGAAGTGCAATTCTTGATGATTACGAACTTGAATTTAGACTCTACTTAACTGTTAATCCTAAAAAAGGAAGTAAGGTTCCAATTGGTGTATGGGAGGTTACTCCTAGTGATGAGAAAAGGCTAGATGCTTATGAAGGGTATCCAACCTTTTATAGAAAAGAATACCTAACAATTGAAATTGATGGCAAAGAAGAACAAGCACTCATTTATATAATGAATGATGTTAGAAAAGTAGCACCGCCTACAAGAACATATCTTGAGACTTGTGGTGAAGGATATAGAGATTTTGGATTTGATTTTAACTATTTAAAAGAAGCATATTATAGAAGTATTAATAAGTAATTTCACAAAAGCCCGAACGTTTGCCTGTGTGGGCTTTTTCTTTTGCATAGGAACGAAAACCCAAGTAACAAAAAACGAGCGAACACAGGGGCTAAAATCGGCTCACGTTTGGAAAGTAAAGGAGGAATGAACAGTGTTTGAAATAAAATTAAAGGTAAATGGTAATGGAACAATTAGTACAGGAACTGCTGGAAGATTAAGACTTGGAACAGCAGATGAAATATCAAGAGCTAAGTTAGTCTTTGATGTTGATACATCAATTGAAGGACCATACCATTATATAAAATTTGTTAATAAGAGTTTTTCAATTCTTTATAGAGTAACTAATAAGGAATTTGTATTAACTAAAACCATTCTAGCAATTCCAGGAGTATGGTTATTTTCTTTTATTTCCTCTAATGGAACAATTGAAAATGATGTAGTTAATGGAAGTTACTTATATATCAGCGAACCAGTAGAAGCAGTTGTTGTTGAAGGCATTTTAACTAAGGTTGGATTAAGTGAAGATGCCTTAATGGTTAAAAAGTTATTTGGAATGGATATAGAAGGCGACTTAGTAATACCAGATTATGTTGATGAGATTGGTGATTACTTTATGTATAACTCTCATAAAGAATTTAGTGTTTATATAGGGCAGGGAGTTAAATCAATAGGATCATATGCATTCTATGATTCTTTAATTCCTGTAGTCTGGTTTGATGAAAACTCTCAACTTCAAACATTAAGAGATTATGCTTTTTATAATATCTTCTTTGAAGAAAGTGTGTATATTCCAGCATCTGTTACATCTTGGGGTAAGTATTGTTTTTCTAAGTCAGATATTTCTTGTATCTTTTTTAGACCAAATTCTAAACTTGAAACAATAGGTTCACATGCATTCTGGGAAGTTAGATGTGCAGAGATTTATTTACCTGACCATTTAAAAACTTTCGGTGGAAACACTTATGCAATTAAAGATTGTGATGTTGAGTATATTTGGATTCCAAATACTATCACAAGCAATATTCCTCAAAGTGCAATTTATGGTTGTGACAATTTAACTAGAATTGAGCTTCAAGAAGGATTTAATGTTTCTTGTAACTTTTCTAACTGTACTAACCTTTCACAAAGAGCAATTGTATATATGCTTTTAGCACTTAAAGACCTAACAGGTCAACCTGCTAAATCAATTACACTAGGTGAGAATAATCTAGCAAAACTTACTGATACTGAAATTGAAATAGCAATTAATAAAAATTGGACGATATCTTAGGAGGTAGCAAATGGAAAAATATAAAGCAGAAGTTGGCAAAGTATTTATTTCAAAAATTGATGGTGCAATTTTATCTAACACTTTAATTTTAGGTAAAGATGACTCCATTGAAAATTACGACCAAGTAGATGAATCTATCCTAATAGTTGAGGATGATGAAAATGTCGAATAATGTCGAAAAAGAATATAAAAGATTAAAGAAATTATTTGAAGGCATCGATAATGTTAAAGAAGAACTAGTCGATGAATTATTAAGAAAATCAGCATTTTTAAAAGTTGAACTTGATAAACTTGAAGAAGTAATTAAATCAACATATGTAGTTCAGGTTTCAAATAAAGGAAATCAAAGAGTGAACTTAGCATATAAAACTTATCTTCAAAGTTTAACAACATATCAATCTATCATCAAAACACTTAATTCAATATTAGGAAGAAGTATTGAAGATGGTGATGATGAATTTGATGACTTTATTAAAAATGCAACACAGGAGGTATAAAAGATGATTAGAGGTACAACTGCTAGAATCATATTTTTAGTTAATATTGATACAGATGATATCACAACTGCTTATGTAACATTTCAAAGTAATAGTGTAACTTTTGAAAAGTCTTATTCAGATCTAGAATTTGAAGAAGGTAAAATCATAGCAAATCTTACTCAAGCAGATACATTACGCTTTTCTGGTGATGAAACAGTAAAGGTTCAGTTAAGAGCAAAACTATCTGATGGTGAGGCTATTGCTAGTCCAATTAAAAACTTAAGAGTTGGTGACATCTTAAAGGATGGTGAAATCTAATGGCAAACATAAAAATTAAAGTAGAAGATAATAGTGAAGCAATTAGTGTATCAGCTGATGAAATAAAAGTTCATTATTACAAAGACCATAATAGACTAACTAATCGTGATAGTAAAAACCAACATCCAATTGGTGCTATTACAGGACTTGATGGAAGATTAGCAGAGTTAAATAACAAAGTAGATAATTCAGTAAAAGATATTGATTATAACTCTTTGAAAAACACTCCAACATTTAGAACTATCAATGGATATAATATTGTCGGTAGTGGCGATATTATTTTAGGTGCTGGTGGTGAGATTATTACTACTGCTTATCCATTAAAATTTGCAGGTAAAAAGCTAGCAGTCTTAGGTGATTCAATTTCAACATTTGGAACACCTAATCAGTCAAATGCAGAAGGTAAGTGGACATATCCTGGAAACAGATGTAGATATCCTCAAGCGAATTTATTTAGTGATGTCAATTACATGTACTGGAAAATACTGATGGACAAAACTGGTTTAGAACTTGCAATAAATGATTCATGGGCAGGTTCAAGAATTGCATGTACATCAACTACTGATAGTGGTGATCAAGGACCTAATATATGTATTTCATCACAAACAAGAATTAATCATTTAGGTGAGAATGGAACACCAGATGTAATCATTGTTTATGGTGGTACAAATGATGTCGGTGGAAGTGTTGCTTTAGGAACGTTTAATCCAGATAGTCCTATATCATTTAAAACAATTACTGGAACACCTCCGACAAGTCCAGCAGAGTTAACTGATGCTCAAATTGCAGATCTAGTTGATACTAATTTTGCAGGTGCTTGTGTAGCAATGTTTACAAGACTTCAAAGAACATATCCAGAAGCAATAATTCTATGTATGCTTCCAAATTACTGTAAAAGTTATTATGGTTCAAGTTATGGAAAATTAAAGAAATATTGTGATTTATTAACTGATATTTGTGATTATTTTGGAGTAACTGTTGTTGATACTAGAAAAGCTGGTATTGGCTTAATGGATATGGGTGATGATACTTATACATCAGCATTACCTGATGGAATTCATCCAGGAATTAAAGGACATCAATTAATGGCAGAATATTTATTTAATATTTTGGATACGCACTTTTTAATTCCTCAAGCATTAGGATATGATGTTCCATCGACTGGTGGAAACACTGGGGGAGATAATGGTGGCGGAAGTACACCAGGAGGTAGTGGTGGAAATAGTGGAGGAACTCAAACCTTAACAAGAACTACTACAAACTCACATTCTCAAGTCTTACCTAAAAATGCAACTGCTCAAACAAACCTAGCTAGTGTCTTAACTATTGAAGATGATTACTATACATCAACTGGATGGGCTAATAGCGGTTCAACAGGAAAATCTATCACATTCGCAGTACTTCCAGGAGATCATATTAAAGCTAATTCATTCGGTGGACCAGCTGAAAATGGACATACTCAAAGTGGTATTCGTGTATCTTACTTTAAAGGTGACACATGTATTCTTTCTTTAGGTCCAGCAGATATTTATGCTGAGTATACTTCTAAAGGTTATATTACTGTACCAAATGGAGCAGATGCCGTTTGTGTTCCTTTCTGGACAGGTTCAACAAAAGATAATGAGTGTTACTTATTAACTATAAATGAAACTAATTTAAATCCAGGAGGTTCAACTCCATCAAATCCACCAGCTGAACCAGAGCCAGAACCTGATGATGATCCTACAACTGAAGTAGATGGAGTAACTTGGTATACAAATGAAATCTCAACAGCTGGTGTATCTAATTTAACAAATACTGCTGTTAATGGTGGATATGGATGGACACAATATGAACCATTCCAAAAATTAATTAGAAATAAAACTATTAATATTGTCAAGTTTGTATCATCTCAGTCATCTGGTACTGTTACAATCGGTAAAGTTCCTTATGAAAAAGCATCTACAGGTGAGCTTCTTGTAACTAAGACTTGGGACTCAAGTAATAAAGGTTCAGATAATATAGTAACTTTAGAACTTGGTAAAGATATCACTATTACAGGTACAGAAATGATTGTATTCTCTTATGGTGGATATGGCACAGCATTTAAGTATGGAACAACTAGTTCACAATATAAAGGCTTCTATGGTAGAGTTCCGTTTGTTGATAGAGACAATGGAGGAACAGGCTCTGACTGGTCTGTTGCAGATCCTTACTCACTAGGAGTCGATTACGGTTATAAAGAATAATGAACTATTTGTTAGAGTATTATAACGAAATAAATAAAGGCAATATCATTGCAGGTGATGAGCTTAAAACAACACTTAAGAATTTAGTTAAAGACTTAGATAATCCTAAGTTCATCTTTGATGAAACTCCTGGAAATTTAAGAATTAACTTTATTGAAAAGTTTTGTAAGCATACTAAATCACCTTTTAATGGTATGCCTTTTATTTTGGAGTTATGGGAAAAAGCAATGCTTCAAGTTGCTTATGGGTTTAAATATGCTGACACAGGCTTAAGAAGATTTAATGAAGTTATTTTATTAATCGCTCGTAAGAATGGTAAAACAACATTCGTAGCTGGAATAGACCTAGCAGAGTTTTTCTTATCTCGGGGTGGAGTTGATATCGTATGTGCATCAAACACTAATGACCAAGCTTCAATTTTATTTGAAGAAATTAATAACATGAGAGAGCAGTCAAAAGCACTAGCAAAGGAAAAAAGAAGTAAGAAGAACATATTTTATATTTATTCACCAAAAACAAAAAACAAAATAAAGAAGTTATCTGCTCAATCAAGAAACCTAGATGGATATAACATTGAGGTTGGTTGTATAGATGAAGTACATCAAATGACAGATTCAAAAGTTTATGATGCAATTAAGCAATCTCAATCAACTAAAAAAGAACCGCTTATATTTATCATTACAACTGAAGGAAATGTTGTTGATGGTTTCTTAGATAAAAAACTCGAATATTGTCGAAAAATGTTGAAAGGTGAAATAGATGATGAACGTGTACTACCCTGGCTATATACACAAGATAGTGAAAATGAAATCTATGAAGATAAGTCATCTTGGCAAAAGTCCAACCCATCATTAGGGCGTGTTAAGACTCAAAGTTATATAGAAGATATAATGAATAAGGCTAAGAATGACTTATCGACTAGACTCACTATGCTATGTAAAGATTTTAATATTAAGCAATTAGAATCAGGTTCATGGCTTACTTTCTCTGACCTTAACAATGAGACAAAGTTTTCTATTGATGAAGTTAGAGATTCATATGCTATTTGTGGAGTTGACCTTTCAAACACAACAGACCTTACATGTGCAGTACTCTTGATCATGAAGGATAAGAAAAAGTACATTATTCCTCATTTCTTTATGCCTAGAGATACGATGGCTAAAAGAATACAAGAAGATAATGTACCTTATGATATCTGGGAAAGAAAAGGATATATAACTGTAACTGAAGGAAGTCAAAACGATTTTAGTTTAGTTACTGAGTGGCTTTTATCAATGGTGCATGAATATGGCATTAGACCACTCTGGGTAGGGTATGATCCCTGGAACTCTAAATATTGGGTTGATGAAATGGAAGAAAACTCATTCACTATGGAAAAGATAAGACAGGGAGTTTACACATTATCAGAACCAATGAAACAACTTGAAGCAGATTTAAAAAACAAAATAGTGATTTATGATAATAATCCAATACTTAAATGGTGCTTATCAAATACACAAGCAAAAGTAGATGTTAATGGAAACATCCAACCATCAAAACTAAATTCTAGAACTAAAAGAATTGATGGTGCTGTTGCATTAATAATTGCTTATGCAGTTTTAAATATTCATTTGAAAGAATATGAGAATATGGTTAGTTAGGAGGTAATCAAATGGGACTTTTTAAAAGGAAACATAAAAAAGTAGGTAGTGTAGAAAGCTATCATATCATCGGTAATATTAATACACCACTAGTACCATTTGGTGATGAAATTACTAATAGTGATGTTGTAAGAATTTGCATTGATAGAATTGCAACACAGTGTTCAAAATTAAAAGCAAGATATATAAAAGTTGAAAGCGATGGAATCCAGACTGAAAAGAAAGGACGAGTCGCTTTTTTACTTAAATCAAAACCTAACCCTTTAATGACAACATCACAGTTTTTATATAGGGTTGTCTCTCTTTTAGTTTTAAATGATAACTCATTTATTTATCCGCTTTATGATCCTGCAACTTATGAACTTAAAGCTTTATATCCATTAAAGCCACTAATGGTAGAACCTATTGAAGATAGCATAGGACAATACTTCTTAAGATTTTATTTTAGTGATGGAACAAACTACATGCTTCCATATGAGAATGTAATTCATTTAAGAAGGTTCTATGCAAGAGATGATTTCTTTGGTGGTAACTCAAGTAATGAAGCTCATGAATCACTTTTAAAAACATTAAAACTTAATGACTCATTATTAAATGGAGTAGAAACAGGAATGTTAGCAAGCTTTCAAGTAAAAGGTCTACTTAAAATTAATGGGATGTTAAAAGAAAGTGATAAGCAAAAACAATTAGATGAATTTAATAGGGCAGTTGAATCAGCATCTTTAAAAGGTAATGCAATTATTCCAATGGATGCTAAAAGTGAATATGTGCCACTTGAAGTAGAGCCTAAGTTTGTAAGTGAGGGAACATTAACATTCCTTCAAAATAAAATCTTAGATTACTTTGGAGTGTCTACATCAATATTTGAGAATGACTTTGATGAAAATCAGTTTAATGCATTCTATGAATCAACAATAGAACCTATCGCCATTCAGTTAAGTGAAGCATTCTCTTGTGGCTTGCTTACTGATGGAATGTTAGAACGTGGGGAAGAGATTATCTTTTTTAGTGAAAGATTACAGTATGCTTCATGGAATACAAAAGTAGGTGCTATTGAAAAGTTAATGGGTTTAGGAATTTTATCACTAAATGAATCAAGAAACCTTCTAGGGCTAGAACCTGTTGAAGGTGGTAACAAGAGACTTCAATCTTTAAATTACGTTGATGCTGATAAAGCAAACGAATATCAAGTAGGAGGTAGTAATGAAGATGAACAAGAACAAGAAGGAGACTAGATTTTCTGAAATTAGGTTTGAAGAAACCGAAGGGAAAATGATACTTGAAGGTTACGCATTAACCTTTGATGAACAATATTTAATCGGTGATGAAGAGTATGGTTTTTATGAAGTAATCGATAGAAACGCACTTAATTCAACACTAATGAAAGACGTGCCTATGAAGTATAACCACATGGACACGTTTTTAATTATCGCAAGAACAAAGAATAAATCTTTAACTCTTACGATAGATGAAGTTGGTTTAAAGGTTCGAGCTGAACTATTAGATACATCATCAAATGAAGATATCTATAAAATGGTTCGTGCAGAACTTTTAGATAAAATGAGCTTTGCTTTTACGGTATCTAAACAAAGCTGGGATAGATCAGGAAAAGTACCTATTCGTAGAATTCTTGGAATTGAGAGATTATACGATGTATCTGTTGTAGATGTTCCAGCAAATGATGGTACTTCAATTTATGCTCGTTCCTTAGAGTTGGTGGAGTCTGAACTAAGGGCTATGGATTTAGCTGAAGCAAATAAAAAAGCAGAAATCATAAAGAAAAGAATTCATATTAAAACAAATATTTAGGAGGAAAATTACATGAATTTAAATTTAAGAAAACAAGAAATTGAAGCAAGATTAGCTGAAATCAGAAAGGCATCAAGTGATGAAACTGATGTTGAAAAATTAACTGCAATGGAAAAAGAAATCGACTCTTTAACAGAAGAAAGAGCAATGATTGATAAGAAAATGGCTATTGCAGGTAAAACAGAAATGAAAGTAGTAAACGTTGAAAAGAATTCTAAATCAAAAGAAGAATTAGAAAAACGTGGTTCTGCTTTAAAAGAAAAAAGAATTATTCAAGTTAGTGCAGATGAAATCTTAATTCCAGATCATACTGCATCAACTATCGCACCTATTCCATTTCAAGATGTCTCAACTTTAGCAGACCAAGTTGGAGTTGTTAATTTAAATGGTGGTGAAACTTATAAGAAGGCTTATGTAAAATCTCATGGTGAAGCAGGTTTAACAGGTGAAGGCGAAGCTTATGCAGAAACTGAACCAGTATACGATTATGTAACAATTACTAAAGTAAAAGTTACTGCTTATACTGAAATCACAGAAGAATTAGAAAAACTACCATCACTTCCTTATCAAGCTGAAGTGTTAAAGAATATCAAATGTTCTTTAAAGAAAAAAATCACTCAACAAATCTTACGTGGTGCTGGTGATTCAAATACTTTCACAGGTATCTTCTCAAATAAAGCAACTGCTATTGATGCTTCTAAAGACTTACCAATTGCTGAAATTAATGAGAATACTTTAGATGATATCGTATATTCATATGGTGGCGATGAAGAAGTTGAGGGTGGTGCTTGCTTAATTCTTAACAAAAATGACTTACGTGCATTTGCAAACTTAAGAACTCCTGAAGGAAGAAAAGTTCACACTATCGATTATAAAGCTCATACAATTGATGGTATTCCTTATGTAATTTCATCTTATTGTAAAGCAATTAGTGATACTAACACAGCAAGTGGTGATTACTGTATTGCTTATGGTGCATTACATAATTATGAAGTTCCTATCTTCTCACCTGTAGAAATTGGTAAATCAACAGACTACAAGTTTAGAGATGGTATTACATGTTATAAAGCATCAGTGTTTACTGGTGGTAACGTAGTAGGTTATAACGGATTCTTACGTGTTAAGAAAGCCTAACTAGATATATCTGCTATTAGTAGCATTTATATAACAACAGACTAAGACTAAGCAGTATAAGTTGCTTAGGTAAACATTAAGTAGAAAGGAATAATGAAAAGAGTATAAGTAAAAGTAAAAAAGTACAATGAACAGAAAAGAGTAAAATGGAACAATGAAAATGAACGAAAGTAAAATGGTACAACGAACTCCTCTATAGTCGGCTCGTCCACGTATGATAGTAGAATGGAACAATGAAATCCTAAGTGAGTAAAAAGGTACAATGAAATGAGTATAAGTAAAAAGGAATAATGAAATGAACAGAAATGAGTAAAAAAGTACAACGAACAAAATATATCCAAAAGTCGTAATAAGGAGTGTTATTTTTATGGAAATTAAATCTGGTCTTATAGATAAGGTAAAAAAATCATTGATGATCCCGCTTGAAGATTCTTCAGCTGATGCAGAAATTACTCTACACATCAATTCTTGCATTCGCTTGATTTTATCAGTTGGTGTTAAGGAAGAAGTGGCGTATAGTGACGATGGGTTAGTGGAAGCTTTAGTGCTAATCTATTGTAAGACTTTTTTTGGTTTTACAAATGATGGATCTGTCAAAGAGCTTCCTTCAAGTTTTGACTTTCTGCTTAGGCAGTTAGCTTTAACTTAAAGGAGGTTGCCTATGTTTCCTAATTCGCCTAACGCCCTTCTTGTACTGCTTACTGTTGTTTCAACTTATGATGAAATTGGTGTAAGTACTAATATTATCAAATCGAAAAAGCAAGTTTATGGTAATGCTAGAAGTATTACTCAAGCAGAGTATAATACTAGCGTTCAAATAAATAAAAATTATGATATTAAAATTAACATCCAAGCTTTCCTTTATGACGATTCTAAATATGCTTTATATAATGGTAAAGTGTATAAAATCGAAAGAACATATCTTAATGGTATGTTTTTAGAATTATACCTTACTGAAAGTGATATCGAGTTAACTGATGAAACTTGATGAACTTGGTGTAAGACTTACTGATATTATTAAAGAATATTGTGATGATGTTAAAAAGGAAATGGAAGATGTGTTAGACCGCACTGCAAATGACATACTAGAATACATCAAAAAGAACTGTCCTAGAAGCAAAGCTTCTAAAAATCATTTAGCAGATTCTTTTGTGTTAACTGTTGTTGGAAGTGGTGCGAATAAAGTGATTTATGTATCTAGTGCTACTAAAGGTAGATTAGTGCATTTAATCGAACTTGGATTTAAGCATAGTAAAAGTGGAAAGTTCGTAGAGGCTCAACCATTTATGAGACCAGCATATGAAACTTTTACTCCTAAAATGCTTGATGACATTAAAGAAATTATTAAAAATGGAGGATAAGTAAAATGACGTTACAAGACCTTCACAAAATATTAAATGATGTTTTAAAAGACAAAGCTTTTTATGGAACTAATGTATATGACAATGAACATAATGCAAGTCTTCCTTTTATTGTTTATCAAGAGATTAATAAAAGAGTTGGAGTATTTGTTGATGATGTACCTTTATACTACAGGTCAAATATTCAAATTACATTAGTTACTAAAAAGAAAGACTTAAAATTAGAAAAGAAACTCGAGCAAGCTTTACTTGAAGGTGGGCTTGTTTTTTCTTTGCTGAATGAATCTAAAAATGAAGATAAATCAGTTAATCGAGTTTATGAAATTTACATGGAGGAAATTTAAAATGGCAAATAATAAAATTACATTCGGTTTAAGAAATGTCCACTATTCTTTAGCTACTCAAGATAACGATGGTGTTTGGAGTTTTGCAACACCAGTTAGACTTCCAGGAGCTCAAGAATTTACTAGTGATGTAGTAGGTGGATCTACACCTGTATATGCTGATGACCAAGTTATCGCAACTTTAGTTCAAAATGCTGGTAGAACTATCTCACTTAAAGTCACTGAACTTACTGATGAATTTAAGATTAATGTTTTAGGATATCGCCAACTTGATAATGGAAACTTAATCGAAGTTGCTAATGTTCAACCTAAGACATTTGCTTTAGGATGTGAAATTCAGGGTGATGCTAAAGGTAGACGTATTTGGTTTTATTTATGTACTGTTGCACCAATTAGTGAAGCGACTAAGTCAAAAGCTGAATCTATCGAAGCAAATGGAATTACACTTAATATCACAGTAAGACCAATTGAAGTTAATAGTGAAGTTGTTATTAATCACATCACATCTAGACCAGGGGATTCTAACTACACGACTTTCTTATCTAGAGCACCAGAATTACCAGTTTTATAGGAGGACTAATTTATGGAAAAGACAGTTAATTTACGAGGAAAAGAATATCGCCTTCGTTCATCACTTTTTACGATTATTTCATATAGAAGTGTATTTGGTAGCGAGTTATTTACAGATGTTAAAAATCTAGATGGTATTAAAGGCAAGAGTGAAAGTGAAATCTCAAATGTCATTAATACCATTTTTAAGATTACTTATATTCTTCATAAGCCTTTTACTAATCAAAGTTATGATGATTTTTTAAACAGCTTTGACTTTGAAATTATTAGTGATGTAAAAGCGTTAGAAGAACTAGCAAGAGTAATTGGCGATTTACTTGGAACTATCAAACAAACAAATAAGTTACCCTAGTAAAGAGTCAAGTGTAGATGAGGATAATCATAATCCAACATCAAACATTATCTATAACTTGGCTCAACTAGGTATTCCATTAAGGGATGCAGAGCTATTTGACATCGGTACATATCTAGAAATATTAGATATCCATAAAGGTATGACTGATGTAAAAGGTGTAAGAAGTAGAAAAGCAACACAAGAGGATATCGATTTATTTTTATTATAAGGAGGTGATTTTTAGTGGCAGAAACAATTAAGGGACTTAATATTAAAATTGGTTTAGATACAAATGAAATAGATGCTAGGCTCAAAGAATTAAATAATAGTCTTAAAGAACAAAAAGCTGAAATGAAAGCTATCGATAATGCTTTAAGATATGATCCTACAAATATAGAACTTTGGAATAAGAAACAAGCCACTTTAAATCAAACTCTAACACAAACAAAACAAAAACTAGCAGAACAAAACCAGAAGTTAGAAGAAGCTAAAAAGGCTTTAGAAATTGGTGCTATCAGTGAAGAGGAATTTAACAAACTGAAACGTGGTGTCATGTACACTGAAGCTGAAGTTGCTAAATTAAATAATGAACTAGATAAAACCAATTCTAAAATAACAGCTTTAGGAAATGCAAAATGGGATAAGCTTGCTAAAGTTGGAACTGCTCTTACTAAGTATGTAACTTTACCTGTAATAGGAGCAACTACAGCTTTAGCAACTTTATCTATTAAATCAATGCAAACAGCAGATGAAATAGCTGATAATGCATCAAAGGTTTATTTATCTGTTGAAGCATATCAAGAGTGGAGTCATGCTTGTCAGATTCTAGCAGTAGACCAGTCACAAATGCAAAAAGCCTTTATTAAGACTAATGCAATGCTTGGTGATATTGCATCAGGTAATACACAAAAGTTATCTGAGTCACTTGCATTAATTGGTTTAACTGTTAATGATTTAGCAGGACTTAATACTGATGAGGCTTTCTCAAAACTACGTGAAGCATTAAGTAATGTTAAAGATGAAGCAACACGAACTGCAGTAGCTAATGAAATCTTCGGTGATAAATTAGGTGGAGAGCTTACTCAAGTTTTAAGTGCTACATCAGAACAAATAAATGATTTAAGAACTGAAGCAAGAGAACTTGGTATTGTTACTGATGAACAAGCTCAGCTTGCTGGTGAATTTACTGACCAACTAGATAATGTTAAGCAGTCACTTCAATCAGTAGGCTATGCAATTGCAATGGAAGTAATACCACCGCTTATGAAACTACTTGATACTATTCAAAATAAAGTA